ATGAACTTCGTGAAATCGGCTGGGAAGAGGAACATATACGTTCGGGCCTCGTGGGTCAGGTTGCCGCGTTCTTTTTCGTAAAGGACGAGGATGACGTGTATAACGTCCGGCGGCACTTTATACGCGGGTCGTACGAGTATACAGAGGACGTTACGTTTCGAGGAGAGGAATGGGCCGCACTCATCACGACGTGGATTTAAAGGCGTCGAGCGTATGAAATTCAAGTAAAAATGAACAAAGGAAAGAAGTGGACACCCGAAGAGGATGCGCTTCTCCTACGTGAACTGGACACCATCACTAAAATTGAAGAAATTGCAATTTCGCATGGCCGCACGAACGGAGCCGTTTCGTCACGATCGCGCCGAATTGCGTCTGGGTTCTATTGTGACGGAATGTCAATGGAAGAAATCATGAAACGATGCAGGTTGACGAAACAAGGGCTCATCAAGACTCTGCAACGACGAGGTCTGCTTAAAAATGAAAAAGCCTCTACTTATAACGAAATGGCCACTCCCGTCGATCGCCTCGCCAAAGTCAACGAAGCCCTGAAGTACGCGGGAGGCATCCCCCATAACAAATGGGACTACGGGAAGATGCGTGATATGCACGAGAACAATATCAAGGAAGCCATGAAACGACTCGAGGCTCATAAGAACAAAGTATCTGAACTAGAGGGCAAGTACCGTCTTCGAGCAGTGGAAGAGGCTGAAATTCAGAAGAGCATTTACCAACAATTTTCATATATGCACATCTCACTTTTGGAACAGGTGATCAGTGCCAAAAAGTCACTGGTTATGATGGATGTGGGGACGGTTGAAGAGCTGACGCGTCAGAAGATCGCGATACTCGAAGAAATCGTGTCCTGTGAGCCTCAAGGTCTCCCCACACATGTCTAAAAACACCAAAATGGCCACCTTCTCCACCGTCCCCAACCAGTACGCGCCCAAGCGCAAGTTTCTTGAATTCGCCAAGCCCAAGTGGCACAGCAAGCTTGGCGAATTCAACGACCCAGACGTGATGAGCTGGATCAACAATCTTTATCAAGATAAAGCCTTCCCCACACGCGAGGCGTTTAATAAGGCCTATGACGCGGCGCGCGCCGAGGGGCGAATGCCCAGTGCAGGCGTCGCGTGGGCCAACAGAACGATGGTTCTGCAAAAAGAGGACCTTGAGAATTTAGAGGAGGAGTTTAACGAGGGGGCGTTTGACGGGCCCGCGCAGCCGAAGGTGTGCGCGCTGATCGCGAAGCTGAAGCGCGCGCAGGAGTCTGCGAAGACGGTGTTCGTCTATTGAGATTGAGGACCATCAAGTCTGGTGTGATGTTATTAAATCCAAATCTTCTGTAAAATGTCCGCACGCGCTCTGTGATGGGCTCGAGCAGCACGTACTTGAGTCGGCGCGCCCGTGCGTTCGCCACGATGCGATTCATGAGCTGCGTGCCAAACCCCTGCCCAGGTTTTGTCCCTATGAGATAGATGTAGGCCGCCCCTCCCTCGCGTGGCACGTTCTTCCCCATGACCGCGAATCCAACGAGTTTCCCCGCGTTATTACGAACTGCGTAATTGCTCCCTCTCATCGGGTTGGCCACCATGTTCCAAAACCACGATGAATTTATATTATTTTTAACAATTTCGTACATTCTGTGGCGCTGTCCACGCAGGACCGTCCGCTTGGGGCCCGACGTGATCGTCACCATTACTTTAAAGTTAGAGATTCTTATTAGACAAGATGTACGAGATTATTGACGGTCTGCACCTGGCGTCTTTTGATGATGTCAAGCGGATAGGGAAAAATTCTAGAAATTATTTTATAGTGAATTGTTCCAGAGACTTGCCGATGCGCAGCCCGAATGGCCGTCGTGTGCCCATCGACGACGCACCCCACGAGAACTCCCGCATGCTCGGCTTTTTCGAACCGGTGACGCGTCTGATTCACGAACAGCTGCAGCAGGGCGACGTGATTGTTCACTGCTGGGCCGGGCAGCAGCGCAGTGCGGCCATGGTAGCGGCGTACATCATGCGGTACGGGCCCGCGTCCAAGGATGACGCCATGGAGCTCGTGAAACTGCGCAAGTCGGACGCGTTTTCATGGGGCGCGACATTCAGCCCGGCTCTCACCAACTGGGAAAATATGCGCGTCTAAAATAATGCACTGGCCTACTAGATATTTTGCAGGACTCAGCAAAGCGATGTCACGCACCCGCGAGAAGGAACTTTTGAAAAGAAAAAAAACAAAAATTTTCAAACTGAGCAAGTCGGACGCGTTCGCCAAGCCGCGCAAGTCCCGGTGGACCGGCCTGTTTCACAAAATTTACCCAGGTTTAAAATTTAAAAAACAATTAATTTCAAAAAAAACTGGAATACCCAAGAAGAACTTGAACACCGTCTATGACAGGGGCCGGCGGGCGTGGCAGACGGGTGGGTCGCGCCCGGGCATGACGGCGGATCAGTGGGGGGTGGCGCGGGTATACAAGTTCGTTCTCGTCACAAAGGGCAAGGCGCCCAAGGCGTGGTACGCAAAGCGCCCAGATCCTAATCAGAACCTACGTAGCGGCGCGCCTTCTTCACGGCCGAAGGACTTCTGAGGGGGGAAGGAGATCTACCGCGTTTTACCCGGAATGTGTTGATGGGAACGTACCTGAGATTATTGAGTTCCCGAACCACGCCGCGCATGAGCGCTCTCCCCGCTCGCTCACGTGCAGCCCCGCGGGCATTGATAAAGCGCGTCGCGGCTGTTCTGACGACATTATTCACGCGCTGCTGCTGACGTCTATGGGTTTTGCGGACAATGCTACGAGCTTTAACGAGTGCGTTATTTACAGCATTGTTACCATAGTTATTTTTCAACATAAGTGCCATATTCATTGCATTTGTAATTCGTCTTTGACCATTGTTAAATCGCGCGTTGAATTCGAGTCGGGCAATGTTCATGGCGCGGTTCGCGAGAGACATACTAATGAGTAATATTTATATTTTCACGGTCGAGGAGGGTGAGAGCGCCACGCGTGTCCCGCCGCGCCAAAAACTCCTTGAGGCTGTTCATGCGCGCCTGAAACTGCCTAGTTCCCATCGATTTGAGGTAGTTGTGCCAGTATGTCTCGGCCCAGCCCACCTGCAGATTGTAAGCGATCGCGTTAAACTTGACGTCGTTTGCAATCCGGATCGCCTTGCGGGCGTTGCGCAGGTACTCGCGCTGAATGGAGTTCATTTTTGGATGATTGACCGGTGACTGCTTTCGCCGCCATGCACACACAACCTATTTACCCATCCTCCTTTCTTCCTAGAAAATATTCATCCAATTCACCAACGAGGCGAAGGCCAGACCGCGTCAGGATCACGCGCCCCTCATCCGTCATGCGAATATCCTTGAACGGATCAAAATTATTTTTTGTAAGAATTTCCCAACGTTCCCGGTACCGTCTGTTTTCGAAGGACCCGTGCCAGTGGTGCAGGATTGTACCGGGAACCCATGATATGCGCAGTCCTTGGCACATTTTTTGATATTCTTCTAAAAGAGATTTATAGTTGGGGTGGATATTTCCCGGGGCGCTTTGGAGCACGCGCCCAGCCCACGCCATGGCCATGTGCCTATCACCCGAACCGAGTATCGCCCAGTCGATGAGGCCGTCCATTTGCGTCCATGCTTGTTTCGTGCACGCCCACGCGTACCCAGGGTGCCAGAATCCATACTTGTCGTTTGCGACCCACGGGGTCCCACTCGCCTTTAACATGTAAGCGAAAGATTTATCTATTTTAATAGCCTCGCAGTTTGGGCCAAAATTCACGGCCGTCTGCCACATCTGCACGATGTCCGCCTTCCCGAGCGCCTTTATCGTGTCTGAAATCCAGTTTGAATTCAGAAACGTGAGATCGGCGTCGATCCACGCGACGTACTTCCAGTCCGCCGGCAACTGCCCGATTGCCACGTTGACTAGGTTTTCCTTGAGCCACAGGCGATTTTGCACTGGAAACTTGAAATGGCGCCAGACGGGCAGGCATGGAAGGGGGGTCGGCCCGAGCGCTTCGCTCACCACCACCCGGATCCCGCAACGCCACTTGAGCCAGTCTACAAATTTTATAAAAAGTTCTTTTCTTCTTTTGAATCCGCAAAAATTAAAGTATGGTAGGACGACGTAGAGGATGGGTTTGGGCTGCAAGAGGCACCCCATGTACTTTTTACGGAGATAATTTAAATGTCTCGTGGTTGGCCATTTGCCCGTCTGCTGAATTGACAAAGAGGCCGATCTCCCAAATGGACCCTACACTCGGGCACCAGTCTGGCGGGTCTTGGTCACCCGAGTTGAAGTGTACTGGGTGCCAGTTGGGCAGCCACCGGGCGGTTAAGAGATTCACGAGAGAGTCGTCGACAAAAATGTGCGTGTGATGCTTGGCGAAATCCGTATAAGCGCGGGCTTCGGGCTTGATAGGAGATTCAGCCACGTTGCTCCCCGGGCACACCACGTACACATTGTCGCTGATCGCGCGCGCCACCTCCCCGGCCCACTCGATCGGCGAGTTTGTGAAGAGGGTGACGCGCCAGCCGTTTTCCGTGAGTTTATGAATATCGCGCGCGTCGGTCTGGAACTCGCTACTGCTCAGAACCTCCCATAGACGGCTGCGCAACGGCGCGTCGTACACCTCCTTGTTGAAATCACTCGTGTCAATTCCAAACGTATTTTGCAGACCGCGGGCCGTATGCCCCGCCGTCGCGAAGAGAAGCTTGTTGGTCTTGGCGGGGTTCTTACAGTCCGGGAGCTTCTTTGCAACGTAACGCACACAGTTGCGCCGCACTTGCTCGAGGAGTTGGCGATCACGGATGAGAACGCCGTCGATATCGAGCACGAGGGACTTGAACGCCATATTGTGATTCATAGGGCGAACGTTTTAAAGCCGTCACGCGAGAAATAATCAGAATGGCACTCAATGTCACCAAGCTGGTTCCCCACGCAACTCTCCCGGCGCGCGCGACTCCTGGCGCCGTTGGATACGATCTCTTCAGTGTCGATAACTACGTTGTTCTCCCAGGCCGCCGTGTCGTCGTATCTACCGGGATTTCCGTCTCTCTCCCACCAGGATGTTATGGTCGTATTGCACCTCGTTCTGGACTGGCCGTGAAGCACGGTCTGGATACCCTGGCGGGCGTCATCGATCCCGACTATACCGGAGAAATCAAGGTGGTTCTTCAGAACCTAGATGTGAACCAGCCCTTTGTGATCCGCCCGGGATACCGGATCGCACAGTTGATCCTCGAGCAATGCGTGACGCCGCCCGTGGTCGAGGGCGTGTCGGAGACGACCGCGCGCGGCGCGCATGGCTTTGGATCCACGGGCATTTAAACAAGTGAATCTATAGAAATATATGTACATTGCATGCTCCATAGGAGTATTGAGTGTTGTGAATAACTGCACATGTTGTGCAGAACGTAGGATGCTTTCACGGCTGCGCGAGCTCTCGCGTCGTGAAGGCAATTCCCCGGCCCAGTTCTCCAGTTGGACTCATCGCAAGCACGGTGAGATGGTGATAGTGCGACTCCGGCGCGACGGCCAGCCCGGTACGTCACTCCCATGTATATTGTGCCGCAAGGCACTGGACAAAAATCAAATAGCGTGGCGAGCTCATATAGATCATAAATGGGTGTCAAGTCGGGACGATAATATACCCCCGTCAAAGCTCACTCAGAAACAAAGAACGTGGTTAAAAAATGTTGATACTTAATAAATGTTCATCTGCCCGAAGAAGCTCCTCATGGCCCTTCTCTTCATGCTGCTGGCCAGCTCCATGGCGTTCCAGGCGGTCCGCTCGGTTCTGGGCGGCTGGATCGCGACGCAGGAGGGACTGCCTAAGATTGGCGGCCTCTTTGTGCACGCCCTGGTTTTCATGGTACTCAGCACCATGCTGTGGCGCTACGCTCCTTTCGGTAGCTCCGGATTCGAGGGCGATGATGACGAGGAGTTCCGCCGCATCGGCCGCAGCGTAGCCGCGCGGGAAGCCACCAACGATAATATCAAAAACATCTTCAAAAAACGGGGCGCGGAGGGGGGCAGTGGTAATATCAAAACAATGTTTGGCCGCCGGTAGGAGTGGGTACCGCCGTTAAAGCTTACTTATACAAAAAATGTTGATACTTAATAAATGTTCATCTGCCCGAAGAAAATTATGATGGCCATTCTCTTCATGCTGCTGGCCAGCTCCATGGCGTTCCAGGCGGTCCGCTCGGTTCTGGGTGGCTGGATCGCCACGGCCGAGGGTCTCCCCAAGGTGGGCGGTCTGACCGTGCACGCCCTGGTTTTCATGGTACTCAGCACGATGGTCTGGCGGTACGTCCCGTTCGGCTCGTCCAACTTTGAGGGGGAGGATTACGAGGACGACGATGGTGAGGAGTACGAGGACGACGATGGTGAGGAGTACGAGGACGACGATGGTGAGGAGTACGAGGACGATCCGGAAGAGTTCGCCAGGCGCCGGTCCAAGCGCTCTTCCAGAAAGCCCTGCCCCCCGGGCAAGGTGCGCCGCAGCGTGTGCCGCGCCCCGCGGCGCCGCGCAGTGATCGTTGCACCGGGCGCCGCCCCCATGGTGACCGTCCCCGCGGCCGCCGCCGCCCCCATGGTGACCGTCCCCGCGGCGGCCGCCCCCATGGTGACCGTCCCCGCGACGTCCATGTACGGTGAGCAGTACGTTGGTTACAGCGCGTACTAGAACTCCTCATCAAAGCGCACGGAATCTCCGTCGGTGACCATTCTCTTTGAATAATCCCCTACCCGCTTTTCAAAAAAGTTAGTCTTCCCCTCAAGTGAGATGGTCTCCATCCATGCAAAGGGATTTTCAGATCCGAAAATGGGCTCGCGCCCCAGTTGCTTCAGTAGCCTATCGGCCACGTAGCGAATATATTGTTTCATTTGGTCGGCATCCATGCCTATTAGTTTGCATGGAAGCGCCTCTGTAATGAAACTCTCCTCAATAGCCACGGCCCCCCGCACAATGTCTTCGACTGGAGCTGATTTATCCGCCAAGTGGTGGTACAGCGCAACTGCAAATTCCAGGTGCAGGCCCTCGTCACGGCTGATGAGCTCGTTCGAGAAGCACAGGCCGGGTAAGACGCCCCGCTTCTTCAGCCAGAAGATGGAACAAAAAGATCCCGAGAAGAATATACCCTCCATGCACGCGAAAGCCACAAGACGCTGTGCGAAAGGCGCGGAACTCTTCATCCATTCCAGCGCCCATTCCGCCTTGCGTTTCACAGCGGGCACGGTCTCTATGGCTCGGAAAAGTCCATCCTTCTCGGACTTGTCTTCGACCAACTTGTCAATCATGAGAGAATACGTCTCACCGTGGATGGATTCGTTGAAGGACTGGTACGCGTAGAACGCGCGCGCCTCCGCAATCTGCACTTCAGAAGCGAAATTTACATTTATATTTTCCATCACGATTCCGTCGCTCGCTGCAAAGAATGCGAGGACCATTTTTATAAAATGCTTCTCGGGCGCCGTCAGTCGCGTCCAATCCGTGACGTCCGTGCCCAGGTCAATCTCCTCGGCCGTCCAGAACGACCCGACCGCCTTCTTGTACAGGGCCCATAGATCGGGGTACTTGATCGGGAATACGGTGAAGCGGTCGGTGGTTTGTGCGAGGATAGGATCCGTCATACTATAATTTAGTTTTTATTCTTTAGAAGGCCCGCCCAAACCGCCTTGATTAATTCTCTACATTCAATAATGACTGACGCGACCCTCGCGCAGGTGATGGTGATGGTCGCGGCTCACGTGGCAATCATAGACGTGAATCAAGTTCATCGAAACTACACCCTGTGCACCTGGACCAAGGCGCTCATGTTTCTGCACCATCTTATAATTTCTATTTTTGTTTTGGGAATATTTATTACAGAATACAAATTCATACAAATTCATTTAGTGGCGGCGAGCTTGGTCATCATACTATGGTTTTCACTCGATGGATGTTTTTTGAACAAAATACAAAAAGAATTTATAAAATATTCTCCGAACGACGAGGCTGCGATACATGGAGTGTATTCCGACCAGGCTCGTAATCAGTTGCTGGTAGGAGTCCCGATAATTCTCTACGATTTTTATAAACTTCTACTGTAGGGATGGCCACCGTGAGCGGGTTTTACACAGCCAAGGATGAGGCCACGGCGACGTTCTATGTGACGTCGTCGCTCCCACCGGAGCTCAAGACTGGTATGACTATCCTAAATGTTCCAGGCATCATAGGCAACACGCTCGTGACGGAGGTTAGACCATCCCCGGGAGTTTATCAGGAGTACGGGGCATTCAACGGGAGTTTTGATTTTCAGGTGGACAAGGCGCAGACTATTCAGGGCATCGTGCCCGTCTCGGTCGCCACGGTCGCCGTCCAAACATTCTCTCGCGCCCCCCCGCAATATTCCACATCTGGTACATATTTTATTTCAAAATTCAAAATTTATTTTTATTCTAAATTTCCACTGCCAGCTGGTATCGCCAAGGGATGGGTTTTACGCGGTCTCCCCGGGTTCGGGTCCGTTCTCGAGGTGCGTCAATTTCAGGCGGCTGGGGGTAAGATTGGCCCCAAGCGTCCCGGGGATCCCACGCCTACTGTTATTTATGCAGGGACTCTTATTCTTTCAGCAATTCCCCCATCCGCGCCACTTCCACGGACCCCGCGCACGGGTGTGACCGTGAGTAACCAAGGGACGCTGGAGCCACCCATCGTGACGACTGGGTTCGTGCCACAGCCCATGAATCTCGCGCCGCCCCAGATTCTCACCGTGCCGCCCCTCGATGATGATAATTTTCCTCGATTTCCCGTGGACATCCGCCAGCTCGGTGAGGACGTGCCCGATCATGTATTTTTAAATGACACAAATTTAACAGAGAAAAAACGGCTCGGATTTAACGCAGGTGGCGTACTGTCGCTGGACGCTATAGGCCCGCAAGAGTCTAAGATTGCGACAACGACTGATTTCAAGGGCGGTGAATGGGATCCTTCGTACGAGCAGCATTCCTCGTCGGTCGTGTATCAGCAGCGCATTCCTCTCCCTACCACGACTTTTATCCGCCGCGCAGAGCCGGGGGTCTCGGTCGTAGAGCTCCGACCAACCGAGCTCGGTGATCTTTTTTCAAACATGCATCTGCAGCTTACATTGCCTCCACTTAGCAGCGGGTTCTCTTATACGAATCAGATAGGTCGGGCACTTATAGAAAAAATGGAATTTATAGTCAACGACACTGTAATAGAAACAATATATGACGATTGGCTTGTTATTCGTGATCAGACGTTTCTAGACTATGATGAACAGATCGGCATGTTCAACTTGGTGAATGGTGGGCAGCCTAATCAGAATCTGAGTCCGACGGCCCCCTTGAATCTTCTCATCCCGCTTGAATTCTTCTTTTGCAGACGGCACAGCCATTTTAACAAGGGGCACGAACGTCTGCGCCGGCCATACTTCCCGGCGTGTGCGGTATGGGCGCAGAAAATCTACATTCGGTTTACTTTCCGGCCGCAGACGTGGTTCACAAATTTCCCCGGAACTATTGATATAATTAAACCGTACATAGTTCTCGAGTCGGTTCGCCTCACCGACGCCGAGAGACTTTACTACCGAAATCAGCCACTTCGGTATATAGTTCCAACCATAAAGAAGGAATCAACCGCCGAGTACAATCAGGGATCCGTGACGGCGGCGCTCACGGCTAATTTCCCTGTCCAGCTTTTATCGTGGTTCATTCGCAACAAAACGTACGAGAATACTCAGAATTCCAACTTCTATGACGCCCGGTATTTGTACGGATACGCGTCGCAGTACATCTCGACCGCCGTCCCTCTCACGTTCCCAACGGGGAAATCGCAGTACATAGACGCGGTCGAGACGGTGAAGATTACGATGAACAACGTAGATGTTCTCGACACGTTTGCAAACGGCACGTATTGTTCTTTCAAGCAACCCATGGAGCACGGCCTCTCCGTGCCGCAGAAAAACATCTATATGTATTCATTCGGTATGAATGTGACTGAATACAATCAGGGGGGGTATATTGATTTTTCAAAATTAAATTCACGGACATCTAATATCACGCTGAAATTCTTACCAGAGATTGCCGCGTCTATTACGCAGTACTCACTGTATCTATTTTACTATGGATATTCGGTGATAGAGTTTCAGGGAGGCTCGGCGCGCCTGGCTTATCTTTGAAGGGTCCTGCATTTTGCATATAGTCTATGATGCCGTTCGTAATGCACCATTTAATAAAGTTGAGTTGCGCCACCGTGGTCGTCAGCCCCTGAAACTGGACGCGCTCCGTCCGGCAGAAGGGATCGAAGAGCTTCTTCGAATACCCGTCGAGGCTGGACTTGTAAGCCACGTGGACCGTAAAGGCGCGCCCCGCCGGCGACGTGTACGTCACGTGACGATTCTTGGCGTAATTGGTGATGAACCACTCCAAATTACGCAAAGAAATACCCTGGCTCTTGACCGTCAGAATGTCGTGCAGGCGGGTCGCGTTCACCGGGTCCTCGTAAAACCGCGTGAGCGACTCGAGCAGAAGGTCGGACTTGCTCATTATTTCAAAAGAAACTCAAATGTTTAACTGTCTTGACCTTCTCACACGCCGGGCATCCGGACAGAAACAGAGGCGGGAGAGTGTGCGTGTGCTGAACCACGGGCGCCTCGTCCACCGCCGCGCGCCGCATCGCGATGACCGGCTTTTGGTCCTGGTGCGTCTTGCAGTATCCGTCGATTCGCGCGTGTCGGGTACACCGCGTCCCCTTGCCGACCAGACCGAGGCACTGATCAGAATTCACCTCTAGGCACGCCACGTCCTTCATGAGTTTGTCAAAGGGCAATCGATATGTTTTCGATACGTGCTGAACCACGTTGCTCAGACGTTCACTGACGCGCCGGTTGACCTCATTCTCGAGGATGGTCATAATTTGTTGCTCCATGAGAAGCCTTACTCTCTTCTAGCTCGGCTTCTTAAAATACCCGTCAAGCGTACGCATCTTGGGATCAAACGTGCCCTTCTTATTTCCCGCCGTGGCCGC